GAACGATTATTTATTAAGTTCTGCTATTATCTTAAATGATTCAAAAGCCTTAATACCAGCGACATCTTGACCATAAGACCAGTTTCTGAAATTAACATCTTTACCCTCTTTGCTTAGGCGAGCATTAACATACGCCGAAAGCCCTAGGTCGCTTACACTCAACTTGTACTTATCTAGACTCCAAATATACCGTACAAGGTCTCTAAATAGTGGATGGTGCTTACATTGCTCCAATATGCTTATGGTTCTGATAGCAAAATAATCTGCTCCAGAAATCCCGTCTTTAGAGAAATCATCGAAACGCTCTAAGAATACAATCCGTAGTAAAGCTCTATATGTAGGATATATTCCCCTAACTATGTTTTCAGCATCTCTATAGTCAATGTGGTATAAAGACTGTAGAAACACAATAAATTTTTCTTTAATAAATACTTTCTCAGTGTTTATGTCGAAGCCATCGCTAATAAAGCTGGCAAAGAGTTGATCGGGTCTCGAAGATGGGCAAACACCATCATCTCCCTGACACTGCGCTATCTCTAAATTGGATACGCACCCTGACTTCTTCATTCCCTGATACTGAGCAATCGAATCTATCTCGTTAGTAAAGACAGATCCTGATGGTACACCATGCGGGCCAGACATGATTCCATCTGGGGTTATGATACCGATAGTATTGAAGCGGTCTGCAATATAATCGATCGTGTCACTAAATTGATCTTGAAATAGACCTTTGATCTCCTTAAATGCCGCGTTCTGGTACTCCGTTTTACAGGTGTTGTCATATTTACCGAAATCCAAAGATACATTTGGTATACCGGTTATTTTAGCGTGGTCTAATAATTTTGTCATCGCAATATCGATATCTTGCGGTTCACGAAGCGCGGCCCTCCAGCTTTGTTTCTTTTGTACGTCAAGCACTGGTCGATAAACCATCATTTCATTTAGGGTGTCTGAAATCGGCCACCCCCAAGTATTTCTGGTCTTTTTCTTCTCTTGAGTTCTCGTATATAAAGCACATGGGTATCTTTTTGCTAATTGTTCCTCGAAACTGGCAACCATTGACCCTTTTACATTTCCTTTCTTCTGAAAGGTGGGACACCCGGCACTAGATTGATTTTTCAGGAACTGCACTGCGCTCTCAAGCGATAATGGTCGCAATCTACGAGTAGGGCTTATAACTGAAGGGAGATATAATCCTCTTTTACCGATGCCGAAGCTATCAGTTAGCGATTCTCGACGTGACGACCAAGGTACTGCATCTGATCTCGATCCGTATTTGTCACGCTGTGCACTATCTATATTGATCAAAGGTTCATTCATCTTCGACAAATTCGAGTTGAATATAACGTCCCAGCCGTCCAGTATATCCAAGGGATCTCGCTCTAAAGCCAAAGGACTTAATA